TTAGCTTGGTCATTAGTGCTCATGCTAGTATTTATCGTAGCGGTAAATATACTACTATGCCAAGACTTTCGCTTTATCGCCCAGAAAAGGGCAATGACTACAAATTTATAGATAAAACCGCCTGGGAGATGTTCCAGGTTGGCGGTGTTGACGTATTGATTCACAAATATCTAGGTCCGGGTGCATCGGCTGAAACTACTCCAACTACACCCGGTTACAATTCTACCTCTGAAACACAGATACAAGATCTGTTGTTTTTAGAAAATAGAGATAGAAAATATGATCCAGATATCTTTGTTCTTAGAGGACATTACAATCTTCAAGATACAGATTTTAACCTTAGCCAATTTGGTTTATTTTTACAAAATGATACGATTTTTGTAACATTTCACATCAACGATACTGTAGAAAAGATTGGCCGAAAATTAATTGCGGGTGATGTTATAGAGTTACCTCATCTCAAAGATGAGTTTGCTCTAAACGATTTCCAATTTGCTCTAAAAAGATTTTATGTCATCGAAGAAGTTACTAGAGCAGCCGAAGGATTTTCAGTAACTTGGTATCCTCATTTATATCGTGCAAAATGTAAACCTCTAGTAGACAGCCAAGAATTTAAGGACATACTCGACGGTGTTGCCGGAGAAGGCACAGATCTAACACTGCGTGATATCATGTCTACCTATGAAAAAGAAATGCAGATTACGCAGGCAGTTCTTGATCAGGCTGAATCAGATGCACCAAGAAGTGGATATGATACTTCTAAATTTTACACCATACAAAAAGATGATGAAGGTAATGTAGCTCTAGTAACAGCCGACAACGATGATGTAGTTCTAATACCTACTACAGATCCAGCTGGCAATACGATTTATGACGAGAACGGTGAACCTATATACATGAGTGTTACCGCAGACACAGTAAATCAGACAGCTGATCATAAAGATTATATTGGATATATCACCGAAGATGGTAGACCTCCAAATGGAGCTCCGTTCTCGTCGGGCATAGCATTCCCGATCAATGCTATACAAGGACAATTCTGTCTAAGAACCGATTATCTACCTAATAGATTGTTTAGATTCAACGGAACTCGTTGGGTCAAGATGGAGGATGTAAAACGTATGACTATGAGCAATAGTCAAGGCTTCGACGGTAATGTTGATCGAGGATCATGGACTGAAACTGCTACCTATGTTCTAGGTGATAATGTAACATTTGGCGGATCATATTATGTGGCTGTCAAAGCTGTTCCAGCAGGAATACAGCCAGCCGTCGAATCTCAATACTGGGAAGAGATACGTCAAACTCTCAAGAGCAGCTTTATCAATAATAAAGCCAGTGCCAGCATCGACGGAAGAAACGTTAAAGAGAAACAGAGTCTTTCAAAAGCTCTTAGACCACAGGCAGACGAATAATGGATTATTTTTACGACGGGCAGATACGAAGATATGTAACACAGTTCATGCGTGTGTTTATCGGTTTCAAATACAAAACCGGAGGAGCAACACCGGAAGAAAAAACAGTTCCGGTTATGTATGGAGATTTAACCAGGCAAGTCGCTTCTATTATCAAAGACAATTCTGAAAATAAGATGCCTACTGTGCCCAGGATGGCCTGTTATATCACCGGATTAGAATTAGACACTACTCGAATCAGTGATGCTACTTTTATTAGTAAAGTAAACATAAGAGAAAGAAGATATACAGATACAGACGGAACTATACAATATCAAAATGTTCAAGGCGGCAATTATACTGTAGAGCGTCTAATGCCCACACCCTTTAAACTTACAATGAAGTGTGATGTTTGGACTAGCAACACAGATCAGAAATTACAACTGCTTGAACAGATACTCGTATTGTTTAATCCTAGTTTAGAAATCCAGACCACAGATAATTATGTAGACTGGACTAGCCTTAGCGTCATAGATTTAAAATCTATTAATTTTAGTTCTCGTTCAATCCCTGCAGGTGCAGAATCTGAAATAGATATCTGCTCTATGGAATTTGAAATGCCTATCTATATAACACCGCCTGCTAAGGTAAAACGACTTGGCATAGTAAAGAGTGTTATTAGTAACGTGTTTACAGAGCAGGGAGAAATTGTTGAATTAGAAAACTTAGTATTCAATAGAACTGCTGGTAAATTCCAGATCACTACAAACAATTACAGAATTCTATTATTCAAGAGTCAGAACGGACAGCCATACGATTATGATGTCTCTTTGGTTAATCCACAGGCTGCGGTTTTATCATTGGGACTTGATCAGAAAGATTATAAGAACGGTGAACCTGTATCTTGGGAAACTATATTAGATGTGCAAGGCGGCTACCATGCTGGTAGTCAGATATTCTTTAAACAGCCTAGCGGTTATGATATGGTAGGAACATTTGCGGTTAATCCAGTTGATCCTGGTATTATAGTGGTAACTTTTGATCAGGATACTGTTCCTACAAATACATTGATCAATAGTTCATTGTCTGGTATATCAGCCAGAGGCACTATTGATGCTATCATAGATCCATACAAATATAATCCTATAGAAGTTTACGGATCAGCCGGCCAAATACCAGTAGGCCTAAGATTCCTTATGTTAGACGATGTTAATACCAGCGAGAACGTAGGTGGAAGTTTTGGACCACCTGCTGTAGATAGTTCTGCAACATTATACGACGGCCCAGATGCATGGAAAGATGTATCAGGCAGTGATTGTGTGATACGTGCTAATTCGATCATAGAATGGGATGGCAGCACTTGGAAACAGATCTGGGACCCTGCCACCGGAGAAGATCCAACATATGTTCAAAATCTAAGAACAGGAATCCAATATCGTTGGGACGGTGAACAGTGGCTTAAGTCGTTCGAAGGAGAATATTCTCCAAATGCATGGGGCTTTATCTTAGATCCTCAATAAGTAAAGGTATGCAACAGCGTGCCGGATTACTTTTCTTAGCCAAAACCACAGGAAGATTATTGTTAATCTTAGATGATCAACATTGGACTGTGCCTACCTTTGCTAGGAATTTAACTCTCTTAGAAGACTCTCAGGATCTAATGTCTAGATATTCTGTCGGCAGGATCGTTCCTATAGAATTGTATCTCAGTGAAGATCGAGGTTTTGAATACGGAACGTATATCTGTTTAGTCGATGCTGAATTCTTAACTAAAGCCGCTGATACTATATGCTGGGCAACTCTAGATTGTTTACCACGAAACCTGCATATAGGTTTAAAAACAACATTAAATAATCAAATTATTAAAACTAAAATATCTACTATATTGGAGTTAGAAAATGCTACCATCAGTGCAAAGATCTGAAAGATTTAAAATCGAACTAGAAGAATATCGGACAGTATATGAAGAAATGTCTGACGGGCCTATCAAAATTGAGCTAAAAACATTGATAGGAAAACTAGTTCACGCTGTTAAAGAATTAGATGATCGACACATGGAAATGGCCCTAACTCGACAACTAGGAGTAATGGCTCCCGATATCCGAGACACCATTACCCAAACTAGAAAAAGATTACAGACTATCGTTCGAGATTGGAAGGAAGCTCAAAAGCATCAAGCCTGAGCTTCGCCCCATCTTAGAATCAAGTTAGCTGTAGTAGATGTTCCGCCTACCTTATACACGTTGATAGCCAGCACGTCTGGACCATTCGGGAATGTTCCTCGACCGCCGATACTGGTCGTTCCAAGTTCTTTCAACGCTGACAAATCTAAACTATTAGTTTCGCCTGGGTTAGCCACGAACGAAAATACTGTTTCGCCCGGTAACGCATATGGAGGTTGACCAAACTTGAATGTCACTGTGCCTCCTGCTGAAGTTGAACTCAACGAGCTCTGTGTAAATGTTACACGGTAATAGCTAGTTGCTCCAAAAGTCAACGGTCCTGTTACAGTCGATACACGAGTGTTAGCTGGGAACTTAGCATCGCTAACTTCAGTGTTGGTAGTCGCTCCACTGCTGGTCCATGATGCCGCTGTAAAATACAGTGTCGACGTAGTCGCTGCTGAATTTCCACCTAGAGACAACCCAACGTTTTGGTTAGCATTCAGTGTGCCTGTGCTGTTAGCACTGGTCCTGATGATGTAATAATCAATTCCTGAGAAATTAAACGGTCCTTGAACCTGTGTAATCGTAGTGTTTGCCGGAAACTGGTTAGTAATCGTCACACCTGCTAATAATGTAGTATAGTTAGTTGGCTGAACGAACGCACCGGATGCTTCCCAACTTGCTCTAGTCACATAGAAGAAATTTGATCCTACTCCTCTATTGAATGCACCGTTGTTAGGAACAGTTATAGTAGCAGTCATCGCTGCTGTAGTCGTTCCGTTAGCTGTAGTAGATGTTCCGCCGCCGTTCCAGTTTACAGAACCGCCTGGTGCGATCTGTGCAAAGCTAGGTTGACCTCCAGCCGCTAGTGCTGACAATCCGTTCCATGTGATGTCGCTTGGATTAGTTGGATAGTTTTGTGGATTTAACACGCCTTCAACGACTATACCCGAAGCGCCGGTAGTCATATCGTCGGATGTGATCGATATAGAAGTTAATAGTAGCTGAGCACGATTTAGTAGTTCTTTTTCACCAAGGTCACCGGTAACAGCATTGGATACGCTAGGTGCTAGACGAATCAAGAACACTGTTTTCTTAGTAGTGTCAATCGAGTTACCTGTAGATGCGTATGAGAAAATGTAACCTCGATCACTGTCAAAGTTACCATCGATCAAATACGCACTACCCCAGTGGCTAATGATCGGGCTTGTGGTATTTGAAATCAATACAACACCTGCGTTATCTAAATGGCTAGCGGCAGATCCTGCCGTATAGCTTCGTGTAGCACCTGCGGCAAAGTTTGTCATAGATGCAGCTCTGGTGCAGCCTGTTAATGTATTAAGAGTTGTATTTCTACCGGTGTATGAAACGATTTCATTGTCTATATACACGATACCGGATGTTGGGAACTCGCCGACATCATCTAATGTTATAGTAGTTTGCAGACTATCTATAGCTCCATTCAGTCTTGATCTTGCACCTTCATTTAGAACTTCATATCGAACAGGCAAGTTACCAGTTCTCATGTAAGCTTCGGTGTTAAGGTTATTACCTTTTAATCTATGACAGAATGTATAGTTACCTTCTGCTCCTCTAACCATCCAGTCAATAAAACCAGCACCATACCAGCTGAATTGAATACCGATCATCTGCATCTTTGTTACATCGATCTGGTAACCAGAAGGTCCAGTTCCATCACATTTATCTAAGTTCCACTCAGATTGAGGAATGATTAAATCTTGAACTTTACATACTTTCACACCAGATACTGCATTTACGCCTCGCCAATCTGGAGTTACATACATAGTGGTATTATCTGCGATAGATGCTACCACGTGTGTCATACCGCGTATAACTATACGATCTCCTTCTTGAAGTTGATCACGGAATCTAGTATTAGTTCCAGTAATTAAGTTAGAATCTCTAGCTACTGCGATAGTTCCTGCGATCTGGAATGTAGATGTTCTGCGACCAACAGCTAACTCTCTACCATCATATTGATAGAAAATACCGTTTTGGTCATCGAATGGTCCAGAACGAACTACAGCACCGTGCCAGTTAACCAAACTCATCTGAGCTTGCGATGCTAGAGTTGCCGTTGTTGATCCTAGCTGCACTCCAGCTGTTACACGGAATGTTCGTTCGTCAACGATCTCGTTCACAGTATAGTCATTGTTATAGCCTGTGGTAGTGATACCAGACAGTCTAATAGTAGCTCCTGCTTGCACACCATGATCAACGTCATCTGTGACCACTGTGATTACAGAGCCCGATGCTGTTGACGCAGCCGTAACGGATCTTAAATCAAAGCTAGGTGCAAATAGTGCACCGGTATTATACATAGCACCCTTACCAGACTGATAACGAATATACTTTTTACTTTGACGTATAGCCTGTCCACCGTGTTGAGGACCACCTGTGCCTAGCATAACACCGCCGTCGAACGGTCTATGTGTGAAGAATGTATCCGGTCTTGCATATACAAGACCTTCTAATGTTGTTCCTGTATCCACAGTTCCCGGAGCACGAGCAACATATCTAATAGTAGTTGGGCTTATGATCTGTTCTACGAAGAATGGTCCACCAGCTAACTGATGGTTTGAACCTGTGGAAGTTATAGAGATATTAAGTCCTGTTCCTGGAACAAATCCATGATTGCTGGCAAATACTATCTGTATAGTAGCGATCGCAGAATATGTGATACTGCTACCTGCCGAGACTGTGCCTGTGGTTGCTTCTGAAAGCGTGATAGTAGCATATACTGGAATCTGATCGCCTCGTTGGACAGTTCCCGAAGCAGTCGGCAATTGTGTAAGTGTTCCGCCTACAGGATGGATTATGGTAAAATCACAGTCGTGAACACCGTCGGTGCCTTCGAAGTTACTACCTGTTACACGGAATCTGTTTCCAAAATAGTAGTTGCTAGTAGGGTTAGAACCGTAATCTGTTACGGTATACACACCGTTAGCTCTAGTGATCGTCCATACAGCACCAGTGCCTCTAGAACCGCTGTTTCCTGTTCCAATTGAAGTAAATGTAGCTGTTCCTACTCCCGAACCTTCTACGATCGTAGCTGCGGTAACACCCCCTGATCCGTCAACAGAGTCAACGTTTAAGTAGATATCGTTGTCTGGTGTAGTTCCTCCGACTAAGTCTCCAAGAATTCTAAGAGTGTCGCCTCTTGCATAACCTGATCCTGCTGCTGCGATAGCATCTAAGGTATATCCGCCACCGGTTACACTGATATCTAATTGACATCCTGTGCCTGTGCCTGCTAACGCTGTGGCAGATCCTGTGTAGGTATTCTCGTCTCCCTTATGTCCCACGGTTACAGCACCGTTTAGGGTTAATGTCGTTCCGACGATAGCCGAAATCTCTCTTAAAATATTTGGACTAGCTTCGTTGCCCACAGCCATACCAGCACTTAATTCGTTGGTGTTCACTAAATCAATTTCTGTTTCGCCTGGCGCATAGGTAGTTCTTACATATTTGTAATCAACGATACCGTCCGAATTAGATGGACCAAACACACCGGCCACCTGTGTTCCAGCATTTATTCCAGAACCACTTAAAGGTGCCCCTACCGGAGGTCTGGTTCCTGTAAATGCTATGGTATTTTGTCCAGATTCTGTTCTAAGACTAGTCGAGAAAGATCCACTAGATCCATTAGAAGCTACTGAGAATGTTGGAGCTCCCACTGATGCTCCTGTGTAGAATGCCGCCTGTCTGAGCTGTGTGGTTGTGGTAGCTAAGACTTGACCATTAGTTGTTCCTACTTTAGCTTTAGCATAATATCTAAATGTCGTAGTTGACGGAACATCGTATATCAAGAATGTGCCTTCTGCACGATTGAAACCTGTGATAGATGCTGCTAGAGCTCTGATTGTGATAGGTGTTCCTGCAGAAAAGCCGTGTGCGCCATTAGTTGTAACTGTGATCAACGAACTACCAACTCCGCTGGTTCCGGTTGATGCATCTGTGGTAACGTTAATAACTGCGACGTCTGTAGCTGATACTTCATAGGTAGCAGGATAACCGCGCTGCATACCAATAGCCTGCCACTTAGTCGGTTGTAGACCGTATTCAAAGTCAGCGTCAAGCATGGCCTGTGGTTGTGCTACACGCATACGCTCAATAGCATCAGTTCCAAAATCGTATGGGCGAACTTTTAATTCTGTGTTTTCTAAGAATATTTGGATAGCATCTGATGATGACATCGAGTAACAATCAGTTTTAACACGTATATAGGTTACACCGTTGCTGACCTGTTTAGCGGCTGGATAGTCTTCGGTATCACCGTCGATAAAATATACCGTTCCTCCCTTTTCCGGATCTGCAAAGTTATACATCACCGTATTGTCAGTGACGTTACTGATCAACAATAGATCTTCTAATTCAATTTTACCTAGAACTGCGATACGAGCTAGCTGAACATCCTCAGCAGGCAACACAGTTAATCCATTAGTGATAACATCAACCACTATGCCTAATAACGCAGTGACTCTAGGTTTTGCAGCCGCTTCGCCGCTTAATGAAGCGTCGGTGTTTTGTTGTTCTTCTGTTTGCTGTAAATCTTCAACTACTAAACTGTCGATGATAAAATTGTTGATTAAATCTGTGACGAACAAATAAGTTTCGTATTCTGGTAAACGCGACCCGTCGATCTGAGGTGTGGTTCCGTCCCAATATCTAGAAGATACTCGGCGAACTTCTTCGTTTCCGCCATATCTAAGATCACTTAACAATGCGTCGATAACATAACCGCTGTCTCTTCTGCATTTTGCAGAATCAAAAACATATCCTGCGAATCCATTAACGGATGCGATAACTGCTGCTTTAGCGTTACCGATAGCAGTGACTGCCGTATTAAGTTCTGTTGAAATTCCTAGAGAAGCTAGGTTAGGAGTAGTCCTAGATACAGGCAAAGAACCTGTGCCGTTATTAATTACATCTTTGATAACAATAGCTAGGTTGTAGATAGCAGTAGCATCAGTAGATCCTGCGTTATTTCCTGAAGTAACCTGTGTTAGAGCATTGCCTGCGCTCTTAGTGATCGCAGTTCCTTGAACAATCTGGCTTAGAATTTGTGCTAGATAGTCATAAGCTGACACAGTCTGAGTCTTGTGTGTAGGATCGATACCTGGATTTAATGCTGGATCAAAGTAGAAAAAGAATCTAGCATTGTCATAGGTAGCAGAGTTTCCGCCATAAAGAATATCATAGGCGAAAGAATATACCGCATACTTAACATCACGAGAACATTTTGCTGGATCGTGATCAGCTCCGGGATAGTTTACTGCTACCCAAGCATTGATTTCTGCTGCGATAAAATCTGCATTAGCAACTAATTTGTCCTTGGCAGCGATCTGGCTGGTAGTAACTCCTGATGCAGGATTGGTAAATGTGTAGGCATCTGCATTTCCTCTGCCATTCTGCGCGATATCTACTATCTCGTTATAATAGTTTGTTAATCTAGTAGTTGGAGTTGCTACACCGACAATGCCTGCTCTGGCCAGCATCTGATCTCTGGTTCGTTGGATCGTTCTAATAACAGTGCCAGAAATATAATCAGAGTTATATTCTGCTATACCTTGGAAAATAGCATTGTAATTCGTGCCTAATGCCATATCATAAACAGATGCATCGATGATATATCCTAGGTCTCTAGCACATTTAGTAGCATCTGCTACTTGATTAGTGTTAAAGGCTGTGATCTCACTGAGAATAAAATCTCTGTTGTTGTGTATCGCCTGCCACGCATCTGGGTATGCGTTATAGGTCAGGCCTCTCCCAGGAGTAAACACATAATTTTTAACTAATTTTTTTGCCATTTATTTTTTCCTCAAACTCCAAACGCCATTGAAAATGCTAATGCTTTAGAATCGACATATGATTTATTTGTTGCATGATACGGATCTGTTGGAGTTGTTGCTATATTTACATTTCCGCCAACGTGGACGTTTCCTCCAACGGCCGCACCTCCCGTAACTACAAATGCACCGGTAGTGGTCGATGTGCTAGCTGTGCTGTCTGTAACTTTAGTCTGCCCGCCAACGTTTAATCTTCCTCCTACACCTACACCACCATCAACAATAACTGCTCCCGTAGTGGGAGAAGTGCTGGTCGTTGTTGAATTGACATATAATTCAAAAGTTCCTAAGGTGTCAGTGGCGTCATCCCATACTAGGTTCGCGGTTCCACCAAATGATCCATTATTGTTAAATTGGATATTTCCGTCCGACCCGCCTGGAGGATTCGATGCGCCTCCACCCCCACCTCCACTGGTAACTGTGGCCCAACTTAGAGTTCCACTACCGTTAGTTGTTAAAACTTGTCCTATTGTTCCGTCGGAGGATGGCAGAACCCAAGTTACATTTGTAGTTACATTAGTCGGTGCTTTAAGAGCGAGATATTGTGTATTATCGTTGTCCCATAATCTCAACTCTCCTCTAAATCTAGCATTAACGTTAGTTCCGACAAATAATTCGCCTGCTATTCCGACCCCACCGGTAACTCTTAAAGCTCCTGTGGTTGCTGATGTGCTAGCTGTGTTATTGTTTACAAGCAGTGGATTAGAAATGGTTCCACCGTTAAATGTTGACGACAAAGTGAGCGGTAACCATTGTTGCTGTGCAGAGTTGTATGCTAATACATCATTATTAGCTGCGCCAGCAGTTGCACCAACGTCGCTTAATGCTGCTAAACCATGATTGCTGATGTCATCTACTTGTCCATCGATTACATTGGTAACTGTTAAACCTGTGAGGTTTAACGTAGTTTGACTTTTAATACCCCAATATGTGCCGGACCACTCCCAAGTATCGACTCCATTTGTAACTGTTTGTCCTACTGTAGGGCTGGTAGGAAATGCCAGCGCAGCCGGTGTTCCTTGCTGATTATAAAAACTAGAAGTCGGTTGGACCCACTGGTTACTATTTCCGTCGTTGTAATAAACAAAAAGTCGGCCGTTGGAGGTATTAAACCACATCGCTCCTATCTGGGCGATAGCCGGAACGCCGGCGCTGGGCTGGGCTCCGATAACTCCCTCGACATTGGTCAGATCGGCTCTGAGCAAGGCAAAACCGCCCGGCTCTACACCGTCGAATAGTCTTAGGGCATTATCTTCTCTATCGTAGAAAATTTCACCCCTAGAACCGACTTTTCTATTTAGAAATTCTTGATCTCTTGGTATTATTCTTACGCTGTCTAGAATAGGGTTACGATCTGTCGCCATGTTTGAAATCCATTATGATAGTGTATTTATCGCGGAGTTAAAAACGGTGTTCGTCTTTAAAAACGCTGATAAACTACACACATAAATACCCTTGAGGATAATTTAAACATGGATCTAAATAAAGATATCGCTGTTTTTGAAGGCATAATGACCGAAAAAGAATGCCAGGTTTTGATAGATCATTACGAGAGTATGGCTGGACTGAACCTAAGTTATAGCAGGCTGCAGATCGGCGATGCTCCAAGCCATAGAAAAAATGATAAAGCTGTTTTTGTTTTAGAACAACAGAGCCTTAGATTCACACCTGATACTAGTTTTATCACCCAATTTATGGAACGCTTTTGGAACTGCTATAATCAATACATGGATCATTACAGCGTATTAACCGAAGCCAGTAAGCATCAGGTGCGCATGATGAAATTGCAAAAAACCCTGCCCGGACAAGGGTATCATATCTGGCATTTTGAGTCGGATAGTTTAGAACGTGCAGGCCGTATCTGTGCTTGGGGACTGTATCTTAACACCATCGAACAGGGCGGAGAAACTGAATTTCTATATCAAGGCATCAGGATTCCTGCTATACAGGGAAATTTAGTGATTTGGCCAGCAGGATTTACACATGCTCATAGAGGCAATCCTCCGTTGAGCGGGGAAAAGTATCTATTAACCGGGTGGGTAGAATTTTAATGGAAGTTCTAAGTTTATTCCCTACAGAACTTTTTGTTTTTAAAAATACCACTGTTGATAATCAACAGTTGATTTCTTATCTAGATAAACTTGAAAATATAGAAATTAAAAAAACATCCACTCTTAGTATGTTAGAGGATCTAAGAAAGCATGACGAATTTAAAGAATTGTTTTCTTGGTTTGATCATTGTTTAAATTCTGTTAAAGATTACATGAAATATGATTGTGATAGTTTAGAAATTTCTAGCAGCTGGTTTAATGTGGCCCTTGCAGATTACAAAATGTATCAAAATGTTCACAGGCATTCGATGAGTTTACTCAGTGCCGTGTATTACCTGTCTGAAGGTTCTCCTACAGTATTTGAAGATCCAGTGATACACAGGACCCAAGCACAGTTAGAAGTTCTTAGATTTGATTATCATCCGTTTTATAATTTTAACCCGGAACCTGGAAAGCTAGTAATTTTTCCTAGTTGGATGTATCACAGTAGTTTGACCCACTACGGAGATAAAAATAGATATATTATCAGTTTTAATTGTCTACCTAATGGAAAAATCAATCATAATTTAGCAACTGACTCGAGAGCAACAATAAGGATTGTAAATGATCAATGACGTTATAGTGTTAGGTGGAGGTAATGCCGGATTAATGGCAGCTTTGTATCTAAAAACAGCACTACCCGAATTAAAGATAAAACTGATAAAATCTAAAAAGATAGGAACTATAGGTGTAGGAGAAGGCAGCACAGAACACTGGACTAGATTCGCACATGCAGTCGGTATCAATATCATAGACCTTATTAACGAATGTGGTGCCACTATCAAGATAGGAATCAAATTTGAAAATTGGCACGGTGATGGCACTAGTTACTTTCACAGTCTGCCAGAATTTCTAATATGGATGGACAGCTATTCTGGTGCTCCTTACACTATGATGGGCATGATAGCCAACGGTGTTCCTAGTGATAAACTACATTGGGATTTACCTATGCAGGGCTATGTCCGTGAACCTCTCACTGACTATTACCAATTTCACTTTGACAGCGAAAAACTAAATGCTTTCTTAGAAAAGAAATGTCGTTCGTTAGAAATAGAAATTATAGATGCTGAAATAGTGGGTCCAATTTTAGACTCTGAGGGATTTGTTGACGCTATTGTTGATGATCAAGGACAGCGATATTCTGCAGACTTTTTCATTGACAGCAGTGGATTCAAAAGAGTTGTAGCATCTAAATTAGGAGCTGAGTGGGTTGATTGGACCAAATATCTTCCGTTAAACTCTGCTATCGCTTTTCAAACTGCCTATGAAGAAAAGATTCCGCCATACACCCTAGCTAGAGCTATGGATGCAGGTTGGCACTGGCGCAGTCCTGTGCAGGATAGATTTGGCAACGGTTATGTGTTCAGTGACAACTTTATCACAGAGCAACAGGCTTTAGATGAAATACAAAAGCATTTTAAAGATACCATACATGTAGGTCGTAAGATTAACTATGTGTCAGGTAAAGTAAATCGTGCTTGGATTAAAAACTGTGTCAGCATAGGACTCAGCAGTAACTTTGTAGAACCTTTAGAAGCATCTAGTATTTCTACAACTATTAAACAACTTCAAATGTTGACAGCATCTATTTGGAACTGGAGTAGATCAGATACTGGCACTATCAAAGAATACAATAGGGTAGTCGATGACATGATGTATAATATCCTTGATTTTATACAACTGCATTATTTCACTGAACGTAATGACACAGAATTCTGGCGTTGGTGTAAGAACGAAATGACCATGACCGATTTCAACAAAGAAAATTTAGAAAATTTTAAAAAGAATTTTGTCAATCAAACCCTGCTACCAGAAGACGGTCTAATGAGCAATTTTAGAATTTATGATTGCCTAAACTGGATACAGGTCATGCACGGGCTAAGAATGTTTGATACTGCTAGTATCAAAAAATTATATGAACAGAGATACGGTCATCGACGCTACGACGACGAACAGATGCTCGGTCAAATAGAACAAGAGCCTATAAAAGGTTGGATGACCTGTAGAGATGCTATTAATTATGTTAAAAGTATGAGTAATATTAAAACGGAATATAAATTATGATCGATTCATTATGTATTGTTGGCGGAGGAACCAGCGGATTAGTCGCTGCATTGATGCTTAAACACGCTTACTCCGAATTAAAAGTTACTGTAATAGAATCTAGCAAGATAGGCATCATAGGAGTCGGTGAAGGATCTACAGAACATTGGAAAAAATTTATAGAGCATGTTGGTATTTCTGTTCCAGAACTTATGCGAGAATGCGGTGCTACTTTTAAAATTGGTATTAAGTTTACTAATTGGCACGGTGATGGCACTAGTTACTTCCACAGCATCAGCGAACAATATGGTCATCATTCCAAGGAAAGTGGATTACCAGTGACTTGGATTTATATGGCTGGAGAAAATCTAGATCCGTTAGATACATCGTGGGCATTAAGTCAAAAAAGTATACACGTAGAACCATTACACGATATATTAGCACAGTATCACTTCGACACTTTTAAACTTAACGATTTTTTACATAGAAAATGTCAAGAAAGAGGAATCAGCTTTGTAGATACAGAAATAGAACAAGTAATTTTAGATGACCAAGGCTATGTGAAAGAATTAAAAGACTCAGAAAATAACACACATGCCTACGATTTTTATATAGATTGCAGCGGATTTAGAAGAATTATAGGAACAGCATTAGGCACTCAATGGGTAGATTGCACAAAACAATTACCGATGAACTCTGCTATTGCTTTTCCTACGGGGTATACCGAAGACATTCCTAGCTACACAGAAGCCACCGCATTAGGCAGCGGTTGGGTCTGGCGTATTCCCACACAGGAAAGATATGGGAATGGATATGTATTCTGCGATGACTTTATCGACGAAGATGAGGCTTATGCTGAAGTTAGCAAACACTACAAAGACAATCTTAATATATCAGACGAATTAAAGATCGGAAGGAAAGTTAAATTTGGTGCAGGATATGTCAAAGAATTTTGGATTAAGAATTGTGTTCAAATAGGCCTTAGCGGAATATTTGTAGAACCTTTAGAAGCCAGCAGTATTGGAACTACCATACAACAATGTTTTATTTTAACACCTTCGATTTTCTTCTATGAAAAAGGAGAAAACCTAACTGCTAAACGATATAACGATCATATGTCTCAGATAGCATCAAACATTGTAGACTTTATCCAACTACATTATTTCACTGAAAGAAATGACACAGAATTTTGGCGTTGGTGTAAGCACGAAATAGTTAAAACAGATTTTAATAGAGAGAATTTAGATTATTTTAAAAAGGGATTCCCAAATGGCTACTATTTTAATGTGCCGTTGATTCTTTTCAGTCATTTAAATTATGCACAAGTTATGCACGGGTTAAGGATGTTTGACTATAATTCTATAAAAGACAAATATAAAAAGCATCTTAATAAGTATACCGATCTTTCTATACACAATATAACAAACGCCAAGCAAACTGAAAACTTAGATGTCGATGTTTTCACTCACAGAGAAGCAATTAATAGATTAAAAGGACGTTATGAAGAACTTAGCTATAAACTCTAAAGCTATAATTTTAGGGGGCGGAACGGCCGGTTGGTTAACAGCATTATTTGTCGATCGGCATTATCCTAATGTAGATATCATTGTTGTAGAAAATCCTAAACAGCCTCCTATCATTGCAGGTGAAAGCGGGACTACTACATTTGTTAGTCTTTTAAAAAACTTAAAAATAGACATCAACGATTTTATTAAAAATGTAAACGCTACACCTAAAGTGGGAGGACATTTTAAAAATTGGAATGGTATGGGGACTGAATTTATTCATTCTTTACAGACCGATTATGCTCCCTGGCTAGACGGGTGGAGCGACTATGTTAAAACTGCCACTGAAGAAGAATTAAATCTCGGAACCTTGTTTTCTATAATGAATAGAGAACAAGAAAAAGATCTTTATTTAAAAACAATCATAGCCAACGACATCCCGTTAGCTCGTGCGTTCTATGCTACGCAGTTTATAAAGAATCAAAAAGTTCCTATAGGTTCAGAATCAATCCTTCCTTGTGTGCCTATGTGGCATTTTGAAAGTCGTGGCGCTGCTGCTTATTTTAAAAAAATAGCATTGTCTCGAGGAATCAAATTAGTTGAAGGGGTATACACACACGCGACTCAAAAAGAAAATGGCGATATAGAAACTATTCATTTAGAAGAAGGAATCGATCTATCTGCCGATTGGTTCTTTGATTGCTCGGGGTTTGCCAGATTGTTATTAGGAAAAGTTTTAGAAGAAAAACTAGTCGATTATACAGATTATTTTCCAGCTAGAGCAGTAGTAGCATGGTGGGATAAACCTTGTTATTGTGTGACTACTAATGCTACTGCTATGAAATACGGATGGTCATGGAATATTAATCTACGGCATAGGTCGGGTAATGGTTACATCTATGATCCCGATCATCTAACTCTTGATCAAGCACTAGACGAAGCTAGAGAATCATTCGGGCAGCATATAGAACCTATCGCTAATTTTCAATTTACTCCAGGTATGATGCGCGAAGCATGGAAAAACAATGTAATAGGTGTTGGCCTAAGCACAGGATTTTTAGAACCTTTAGAAGCTAATGGAGTTGCAGTTATTATCGAAAGTCTATATTGTTTAGAAGACCACTGGAGGCCGGTTGATAATTTCTTAAGAAAGGAACGCCGAGACAGGTTTAATCAACGCATATGGAATATCACCGAAGATATCAAAGATTTCCTAGCCCTACATTATAGGGGACATCGAAGAGATACTGAATTTTGGCGCAGTCACGGAGAAGATAGTTTTCGAATTCCAGATTCTCTGAAAGAAAAACTTACGCAATGGGCAGATTATTATAATGGGACTAAAGGAGAACCGTGGTTACATGGTTACAGCCCAACTGCTTGGTTAATGGTTTTACAAGGATTGCAGGTATTCGATTATCGATTACTATCTAGTATACATAAAAAAGCACTGCCGATAGGAGAAAAAGTGCTAAATATCAATGAAACCCGATATAGGGAACTTGTCGCTCCATTTTGGACAATTGACGAGTGGATCCAAAGGACAGCATAAATACTTACTGTAAGGAGATTACAATGCCAACCTATAAAATGATTTTAAGAAAAGCTGAACCGCCAGGAACTTTAGCTGTTGAGGAAGATTTCTGCGAAGCAAAATCTAGAGATGAAGCTCAAAAGATCTTCGAAGAACGTCACGGAAACGGCCGAGTTGTTGCTGGCCCGATGAAAGTAGAAAATCCAAGCTAATTCTTATAAGCCAGTGTTTTTGAGCATGTCTCTTACACTGGCTATTCTTTTGATTTCATCTTGAACTTTAAAATCTGCCGATTCAAAAGGCATTCCTAATACTGGTCTAGTATCCCACTTAAGCCATGCGCTTGTCCCGTTAGCATCTACATATTGCAAAAACGCCTGTATCTGTTTTTCGCCAGATAGCGGGTCTCTCCAATGCTCGTGTTTTCTACCGCTATAGATCCCCATATCTCCAACTTCGAGATTTATACTATGTATTTCTCCATGATCGTTTTTAACATACAACGACCAGTCAACGTCTTTTTGCAAACATATAGACACTGTTACTTCAGAACTTTCTCTGTCAAAGTGTCTTTGTAGTTCTGACCCTTTGTAATAAATTCTAGCATAAGAATATGTAGGATATAATTGCATACCTACAGCTTCCTCGATCTGCGGTTGAAGCCAAACACTCAGAGCTTCCATCATCAATGGGCTATACCGAGCAAATGTATTTTCGCAAAGATCTGCTAGATTCGCTCCGGGATAGATCTGCTTACAGACCGCCTCCATCATTTCAAATTCTAAAGATATAAACTTACACAATTCTTTAGATAATGCATTTTTTATTATAATATAATCTTTGTTCATGGCAACGGAATTAAACTCATGTTCATAAAAGGTCGTTCTGTATAATTCCTAATTATACTGCTATTAGGTATAGTATGAACATCGTAACCTAAAGTAGTTCTTACTCCCTCAAATGATTCTAATACTTCAACTTTATGCAATCGATGTCCCGGACCAAAATATATTTGTCCTGGTTTGTTTATTATTTCATAAGATTCAAATATGGTTTTTGTATTTTTTGGATCTATTGAAATATACCCGTGATGATCAAAATCGTGATGATGCCAATCAAGAACTTGATCAGCTGTATGAAAATTCAACCAAGCTTCAATCCACAACGGTCTTTCCCACCCTAACTGCGATCTAATAACTGTTCTTAGTTCTGAAAAAATTCTATAGAAATTAGTAGATGGGGCTGTTAAAGCAAATATATTATATTTAGAATATGCCCATGTCGAGTCCTCATTAGGAAACAAACGTTTAAAATTTTCGTGTGCTACTCTAAGATCTTCAAATATATCTGTTAAATTATCTGCGATAAAATCGCACTGATGTGTGATATAATCATCAGCACCTTTATCAAATGAGTATCCCGACGGAACTTGATAGTTTAATTTGATATCTGTCATAGAACTTTTCCTAGGTTCATGTTAATCACACAGCGATATTTGTGTTGTCTTACAGGACTAGAACTATGATAATATTTTCCTGGAAATACAACCATCTTTCCTCTCTTAGGAGTGACTCTATATTTTACTGTGAATTTATTTTCTTGTATTTTATTAATATCACTTTGTCCAGGATCGTAATCTTCATTTGTTTCATTAAAAATAACAGTGTCTCCGTCCGAATCATTTACATAATAGATAGCATTATAGTGAGGCATAAAACTATCAATGTGAGGCATATGCCAATCCAAAGTTGACTCTGGATTGGCTAAGGTCATATTAGCTCGCATCCTAATCAACATGTTGAAAGGCAGATCAGTTTTGCTAGTTATGCTCAACACTAATGGATAGAACAGTTGGAAAAAATTACTTTGTGTCTTTTGATGTTCAAAGAAAAAATGATTAAATCCCGCATGATTGTTTTTATTATCTAAAAATACATCGTCGCCCGATACCATGTTTTTATTAAAAACCCAGGGAAATTCAAGGCCCGTCATAACCGTTTCGATATGGCGCTGATAGTCTAAGGGTATAATATTTTCTACTTCTATAATTTCATTCATCGTCTTTTTATATTCCCCGAAATAGATATTCTTGGCTCGTCTGATGATGCAAAAGGATACACTGTATGCTGCAAACAACTAGGAAATATAAACATATATCCTTCGTATGTTTTATCAACAGGAAATTCTGCTTCTCTTATTTCTCCAAATATATTAGTGTATATAAAAGAAAACATTCCTGCTCTAGGTGAATTTGAATTCTTACAGTTTTCTCTGCTTAATTCGTCTCCAATAAAATATGGAACTGATATCCACATTGCAAAACTAAAAATTCCATCATGACTATGCATAGGATTAAATTCGTTTTTATACTGTATGTTAACCCAATGACTATATAATTCTAAATCATCAGTTCTTAAATCTCTAGTAGTATAAGTGATATTCCAATTCTTAGAATACTCCTGGCACTGCTCAACTAAGAATTTTTCTAATTGATCTTTATTTTTTTCAAGTTTAAATTCTAAATTAATATTTCCGGCCAGGTTATTATTAAAAGGAACCGATTTTTTAAAATCTAATTCTGAGATTTCTTTTCGTAGATTGATCAATAAGTCGTCAGGAACACGAGCCTTTATAAATCCGTAATTTGCAAAATTACCAAACTGTGTTGAATTTATTTCCATGTTCCGAAAAAATTTATAGTTAATCTAGAATCGTGAAGTGTTGATCCAAAGAACCCGTCGGCTGCATGCCATTCATTAGGATGGAACATCACACATCTATTAAATTCATTTTCGACAGACATATTTTTTTTAAAATAACTTCTTTGTCTCTGCTTATCCTCAGTATAATCTCTTCTTTCGTTAACTGGTGTTGCAAACTCTTCTTGAAGTAAATGTGTGAAAGATTCTTGAGCAGGGTTAACCGTATGATAAAAACTAGTTCCAGAACTTTTTTCAGGATAAGGATTTAAAAAAATTATTCCAGCAATATTATAATGAGGTTCATCTTGATGCAACCATCCAGTTTTATAAGTTTCATCAACTAAGGCGAATGAAACTTCTAGATTAGTAAACCCGCTACCGCCGTGACAGTGTTTTATTAATTTACTAGCAAACGACGAGAATAAATCTGTATTAATTTCTGTCAATAGTTTAGTCCTTAGTCCCGGCCACGGCGATTCGTTATCTCTAGTAAATTCTTGGCGCAACGCAAACTCTCTCCAAAGCTCTGGAGATTCTAAAAATGTATCTATTACTTTAATAGGAGTATATGGTATTTTCATCTTGCTCTAATAAAAAACACTTGTGTTAATCTAGATTCTGTTATGTTAGTTCCAAAGAAATGTTCAGCACTGTGCCAGTTTCTAGGATCAAATATAATACATCTATTGTAAACGTTTTCAATTTCTATACTTTTTGTAAAGTGTTGAACCTGTTCTTGTCTATATTTTGCAAACTTTTCTCTTTCTATAGGATCAGACAACAATACATCATTCATAAACAATTCTGTATATTGGTCTCCGTTGAAGTCGTCTTGATCTTGATAAATCACAGTTCCCGATCCTAAAGGGGCGTCTTTATTCAAATAAATTAATCCAGCGATATTTAATTTTGGATCGTCGTCGTGAACCCAACCTCTCCCATATGTGCCATCTATATATTGAAATGTGGTTTGTAGCTCATCAAAATAAGTAAACCCATATTGACGAACTATCATTAATAATTTTCTCATAGTTACACGAAATATGTTTTCATCAATTTCATGCAGCATTTTGGTTCTTAGGCCTGGCCAACTTCCGCGATCGCCTTTAAAATATTCTTGATTTAATGCAAAGTCTCTCCACACATCGGGATCTTCATAAAAATTATCAAAGACCATAGTCGGTAGATACGGAAATACATATCTATTTTTAATTCCGGAGTTTTTAATGAATTCTGCACTCTTAGAATTCATTTGTTTTAATTGTTCTACGTGCTTATCCATTTTTTTCAGCTGTAAAATTGATAGTTAATGCTATACGCTTTGTAAACATCTTAGGACAAGTGCTGGCATGATAGTGCCAGCCATTGAATAATAACATTTTTCCTTGATCCGGGGTGCTTCGATGTAAAATATTATATTTCTCAGATTCTTCAATTTCTTTAAACACTACTGTATCGCCGTCGGACTTATTAACATAATAGACTAGAGTATAATGTTCCTGGTCAAAATCTCTGTGGGGGCTATTGTATTTGTAAGGTAGGCTCGGAAATACATATTTTGTATTCAGTAAAAATCCCATTCGCATTCTTAACAGATTGATTAATTTAAATCCGGCTTTATCTAAACATTGATTTAATAAAGGCATAAAAAAATCAAGATGTGGATTTACTTCGTTATTGGGGTGATATACTAAATTTACAAATCCTGGGGTTGATGTCTGCGGGTCGTTAGTAGCATATTCAAATGTAGTATCGCCTAAAAAATGCCAAGGAAATTTCACATCCGTGACATAATTATAGATTTGATTCTGGTAATCTTTATCAACAACATCAAATATTTCAATTGGTTTAAACATCTAAATCGATCCTATAAAAATTTCTATCTACTGCATTTGTCGGTGGATCATTAGGAAAACGATTCCAACACGGTATACTCATACTTAATCTTTTTCCTTCAGGGTAGGCACAATGATACATTCTACTAGGAATATAAAGACCATCCCCGGGCTCTAAGGTAACATCAATAGCAACTTCGAGATCTTCTTCTCGCAATCTACCATTCATAGTTCCTGTTCTATACATATATGATATTCTGTTATTAAAAATTTTCCAGCGAGTCCTTCCTTCTACCTGAATAATAAAATTGCAAGGATAATCGTCATGTATAGTGAATGATTTAGAATTTTGCAATCCACAGTAAACGTGAATAGCAGAATTAACCTGATAAAGAGTTTCGAAAACTTTTAATAATTCCATGGTTCGTTGACTGTGAAATCCGTAATTCATTATTACAAGACCGTGACCTTGATGGAATTTATCAAAGAGAAATCGTTTATCTTGTATCTCTCTATCCCATATCCATGCTTTTTTATGTTGAGGAATATCAATCTTGGTATTATATTGATCTATCATTTCAAATTGATATAGATACGGGTTATTCAAACAACTTTCTACATCCGACCATGTGAGATATTCTTCCGGATTCTTGACCAGTTGTTTAAAGAAATGTGGCTTGTCGTCTATTAAGAGATTAGTTTCGTTGAGAAGCCTCTGGCCAATATCGTTCATCGTCTGTCCTGATTAATTTTATATTAAATGAAATAGAAATACGATCTTCATCTAATTCGTTTCTTTCGACTCCATGAGGTAAAAACCCCGGAAACATTATAAGTTTGCCGCTAGAGGGTTCGAATGTAATAGCACTGGCGCTTATGGGAGTGTATCTATCAACCGCAGCCTGTGATGCTACTATGTAATCTTGATAATAACTTTTATAGAATGTTAGATTACCATGTCCTTTTTTCGCCTTAACATAATATGCTCCCGAAACAAAGCTGTTATCGTGTATGTGAACAGAATTAGTGCATCCCTTTTCGTTGATGTTTATCCACATATTTTCCATAGCTATGATACAGCAATTTTCTTTGTATCCGTAGTCACGATAACAATTGGCTGCTTGATCCAAAATCTTTTTTTCTAACTCAGCTACTTCTACATAAGTGCCTGGTCTAAAATCCATACTTTGCCAGCCGCCCTGGTTACTTAATTTTCTACCAACGGGGTCTTCTTCTCTTAATCGATACGCTAATTTTTCAATCGGCGTATTATCAATTTCAGTCTGCTCCCACCACACTGGGGTTGGAAAATAATAATCTAAATTCATAAAAATATTTCTCTCACCGACATTTCTTTAGCTAATTCGTGGCTAAATGAAAAAGCATGGCTCCATCTAAAATCTACATTATTACCGACGTAGGCCACATGATGTATATTTGCACGATACATAGTCATTGTGTTTACTTTTGTCGGAGCTTCTCCTACTAATTCAAATCCCCAACGTTTTAATTCTTCTTCAGGATAGTTGAACCAATCAACTCTTTTAGGATTTTCTGCCATTGCTATCCATTCTTTAAACATTTTATGATCGGGATCTATTTGGAAATCATATATCTCTCGATTCATTTTGCCTGTATACTTATAAAGTTTTGTAGAACTGTCCTTTATATCGTGATCAGTGAACCACATATTAGCTACTATGCCGTGGACGTAATCAATATGAGGTATCCTCCAGCAGGAAATGGGTCTGTTTATACTCTTTCTATATAGGTTTCCCCATTCGTGGATCTGAGGGTCGAGTATATTGTTTGTTACATTTTTTATATAAAAATCTCTTATCAAGAAACAAATATCTTTATAAATCCAGTCGGGTAAATGTATAGTGTCAAAGGGATTTGGATCAAAGTTATCTGGGTGACTGTTATCTTTTTGTATAGGAAATGTTGCTATTAAATTTTTGTAGACATCTAATAAGTTATTTTCAAAAGGTAAATCAGTTATCCAATATCCTATATCATCTTCAAGATGCACGTATTCAACATTCCAGTCATTGAGATTTTTTATCTCAATAACTTTATTGAAATTGTTAGCATCAGGATAACAAACTTTAAAATCTATCATTTTATGTTAAATGTCATGACGTATCTATTTTCTTGAGAAAGGTTTGGCTGGACCCTATGTCGTAACCAACCTGGAAAAATTAATACATCGTTAGTCGATACTGGAAATTCTTTATATAGAATCTCTTCGGGTTCTATGGGCCAACTAGTAAAGTGATATTCTAAAGGATCTTTAAATTCAATATTTCCAGAGTTTTGAGGACATTTTAGATAACAACTCACAACGAATGTAGAATAATTGTGATTATGCTCCTCTGTGATTCCGCCGTGGCCATGACGATTAATCCAAGACTGCGTTACATTAGATTGTCTTTCGACAAATCTATAAGTATCTTTGATACGTTCAAAGGTATATCCTAACCAATTTTGAAAGTCGGCTAGCTCTTCCCAGGTGTGTGGTTGTAGAGACTGATCGACTGATACTGTTGAAATCGCATCTCCCTTTTCTAGAGTTGAATTATTTTCTACCAGATTGAACAAATCATCGATTTTATTTTTTAATTTGTCGTATTCAAAATCGTATTGAAATTTCCATATATAAGGAGGAAATGCAAAAACGCTTCCGTCATTAAGCTGTAACACCCTGTGTTTCTCCGAAGGTTTCGATAGCCAATGTAATGCCCATGATAACCCCTTCCATTTTTAAAACATCAGCGGCTAGATCTTGCCTCTTGCTGAAGTCGATAGAAGTAATTCCATACGGATTTAATTTTACATTAGCGAATTCTTCTTCTAGTTTTTTTAGCTCTTCTTCTTTTGTAATTTTTTCAGCTGTAACACTTTCCAATGTTTGTTGCATAACTTTTAAGTAACTCATAATTTCTCCTTTTTATATTGTTTAAGTATAGAAACAGATCTCGTTAATCTATTAGCTAAACTATCTGAATTTAAAAAAACACAATTAGCAGCATAATTAAATGCTCTTTCTTTTTCTAAATCTTCCTCTCGAAACTTTTCAATGATAACATCGTAGTTAGATAAGCTAAGGCTTTGTCTCGGTATAGGTATTATTTGAACCAGTGGGGTTCCGGCCTTGACTAAAGTTTTAGAATTCATGTCTTTCCAAAATAACTGTATATTCAATACGTGACCGTATTTTGTATCAAGTATTCCATGCGCTGCCTGGAACCTATGTTCGTTGTTATATGTAACTGGCATGAACAATAATACAACATCATCGCTGGCTTCAATCCTCCACGGAGTCTCTAGCTTTACTACAGTTTTAAGGGTAGTATCGGGATCGTCGAGCAGAGGCTCTGCCTGACTTCTAGTGTGGGATGAAACATAAGAATCTCTACCAGGACTAACCTTGCTAAATCTGTAAGGCTCTGCCCATTCCATGCTAACTCCGTCACCGTTGGTTTGTATTATAAAATCTGCAGGGGCAGGCACGATCCAACCAGAGGAAATTATTTTTCTAATTCCTGGACAATTTTTTGAACTAAGTGTTTCTGGCCTATCTCCGATTTGATCGGCAAGCATAAAATTTCTCTTAATACTTGCCGAGTTAACGATCGGAAATATATCAGCAACACCCGGTTCCAAAGAATAAAATCTTACATAAGATTTTTTTTCTTTCTTCATCCAACCGAATAAACGTTTACACAGCGTGGTCATCTTTTCCACCGTAGATATTATCTTTTAAGAATTGATAATGACTCGGCAATGTTTTGATATGTTCTATCACAAAATCTCTGTATTCTTCATATCTACGTTTTGTATAATTGATTTCTTCTTCTTTACGAATAACATCCATTCGGTCTCCGCTGAAATAAATCAATTCTGGAGTAGAAATAGACTTAACTCCCATACCAGCAGCGATAAACATATTTCCTGTATACTCCGGAAAATAACTCTGATTGCCTACAAGATTTCCTAAAAGGTTCGGGAATTGAGCTTGTTTTAACATCGTATCCCCTTGCATCTCTGGGCAATATTCGTTTAACTGAGTGCACCAGCGCCAATAAGGCGTGTCAGTCCTCATAGATAATGCATAATGCTGTGCTACAAAATCTCTAAATTTTGTAACGTCATAGTCGACAGCAAAATTAAAACCTTCAATTTCGCTGCGTGTGACATAGCCGTTTCGGCGATTTAGATTTTCTACAAGTTTTATGATATTTTCATGTGTAGTTAATAATCCTGTAGATTCTAGAGGTTCAACAAAACCGTAACTCAATCCTACACCCACTACGTTATTCACCCAGGCCCTGCGACGTTTTCCGTGTTTGATTACTACTTCAAACATTTCTGCATTTTCTGCAACTTCGGGACTGTGCTGTTTGGCGATATGTTCTCTAAATTCTCTTTTTGCTTCTTCGGGAGTAGTAAATCTAGTTGAATATACATATCCAGTGCCAATTCTATTCCATAAAGGAATATACCAAACCCATCCATTATTGAGAGCATGGCAGTCAGTGACGTTTAACATTTGACGTTCTCTGTCAGTATACGGTAATCTACATGCCCATGCTCGATCGTTGGCTAGATATTTGTCAAACGATTGAAACTGCTGACCCATCCAACCTTCTAATAAGATAGATTTAAAACCTGTGCAGTCTACCCAAAGATCTGTTTGAGGTAATATAGATGCGTCGGCACACATTATCTGTGTGATATTACCTAAATGATCTTTCTTAAAGCTATGGATGTCATTAATAATATGTTTAACACCATTGGGAATAGCTATGTTGTTCTTCAACCATTGTCCGAACAGTTGTGCATCAAGATGATATGCAGTATCATAATCAAAATTATAATTTCTTAAAATACCCTTCTCGTCTCTAGTTTCTTTGGCATACTTTGCAAGTAATGTATTGCCTGTGCAATAAAATTCTGCGAATGTCTGGGGAGTGTATTCATCTGGATATAACGTGGCCAATTCACTCCATGCCTGGAGACCGTGCGGTTTGTCTGTGAAATCTAAACCGGCACTGAACGGATATTCGAAAAATTCGCCGTTGCCTTCTCTAAAATTAGTAAAACGAATAGAATTCTTATATGTGGCGTTACAAGCGGCCATCCAATCTTCATCTTTTAACCCTAATAATTTTAGAAATTTATTAATATGACCTAGTGTGCTTTCTCCGACCCCAACTGTGCCTACTTTTGACGATTCAACTACTGTAATTTCTAAATGTTTACATAGTTTTGAAAGAGCTGCGGCGGTCATCCAGCCCGAACTACCGCCTCCTATGATTGTTACTTTTTTAATCTGCATGATTAATCCTTATACCGATGGTGAAGTATTTATATACGTATTTTATGGTCGAAATAAAAAAAGGCATCCAAAGATGCCTTTTCTTGTGTTAGAACAACTTATCGACCTTGATACCCTTTCCACCCTGGATATCTCACCCAAGAAGGAAGTTCTGCTGTAGATGGAACTGGTTGACGATCTGCGCTAGGCTCAGTATTTGCCATAGCTTCGATATATTCTTCATTAGTCATTAAGAACTTATCCCCAGTTGGCTTTGGAATCATTGATTTAACCATAACCTGATGCTGAAACCATTCGCTATTGGTATCTAACACTCCGTTATCTTTGATAGCATCAAATATCATCCCTAACTGTGCGCCTACTTCTCCGTAAGCCACTTTCCGAGCTACATCATTGCTAGTAAACGGGCCATCTCGCTCGACCCATATCATCTTCTGTTGGCCAGGACTCCATTCTAATGTCCAGTCCATAGTGATATCATCAGGAGCATCGACCCACATCATGGTTGCTCCTGGACCTTCATAAATTTCGTGATCTTCGCCTGGTTCTACGACCTGAGAAACCCAGCCTTGATATCCTACTAATGCTTTTTTCATAACTATTAATCTCCCAGATTATTTATATTCTTCAACTACTACGATTCCCGGACGGCCGTCTGAGCCTCTGTGTCCATGGAAGTATCCACCTGTGCCACCCGTTCCGGGTGCGCTATGATTTTGATGATTGTGTGCAAAGTGGCCGCCTTGTGGGTGTCCGCTAGGTGCAGGACCTCCAAAATGGCTAGTCCCGCCAGGTCCAAAACTATGGTGGTGAGATCCGCCCGACCCTGTGTGAATATTTAAATCTCCACCGCCAGCACCTCCACTGACTCCACCGCTGTGTTGATTTTGTCTATTGGCTCCGTGACCGCCTTGAGCACTAGCATATGGTCCAAATGAACTACCGTTTCCGTTGCCACCGGCACCAGAGTAATATGTTCCGCCGCCGCCGCCGCCAACAGTTACACTAACTGAGCTGATTCCCGACACATCTAATACACGTTCCGAATATCCGCCAGCTGCGCCTGATTCTCCGTGTCCGGATCCACCGCCACCTGCAGCTTGGACTTTTACACGAATATATCGAACTCCACTTGGTCTATTCCAGGTTCCTGAACCTGTAAATACCTGCATGCCAGAAAATCCTGCTACAGCATATTCTAACCCGTTATTAGAACTGTTGGTTCTAAGCACGGTATTGTTTCCACCAATGCTGGTTATACCGGTTCCGCCTTTGGTAACTGGTAAAGTTCCAGTTACTGTTGATGAACTCAAACTTACAGCAGAGGATGCCATCTTTCCAGATGTAACTGCTCCGGCTGTGATATCAGCGTCAGGAATAGACCTGTCTGTAATTTGACTAGAACCGATCTGCAGATCGATAATCGCAGCACCGGTTAAATTTTTAAGTGTTTGATAATTAAATGGCATATTCTCACTCTATTAATAATATTCTGTTATCACAATAATGCCAGGCCTTCCGTCAGAACCTCTGTGTCCGCTGAAATATCCCGATGTTCCACCTGTGCCCGGAGCACTGTGTCCTTGGTGATTGTGTGCGAAATGCCCGCCTTGCGGATGCCCGCTAGGTGCAGCTCCGCCGAAATAAGTAGATCCTCCCATACCTGAAGATCGCTGTTCGTGACCACCACCGCAGCCACCATATAAATTTAAGTCGCCACCGGAGCCAGCACCGGCAAGTCCACCGTTGTGATTATTATGCCTGTTGCAGCCATGACCACCACCTGCTGATACATACGGTCCAAAAGAACTTGATGCACCGTTGCCGCCGGCATTATTATAATATGTGCCACCGCCGCCACCCCCGATAGTAATTCCTACCGATGAAATGCCCGTGACATCTAATACACGTTCTGCATAACCGCCGGCTGCACCAGATTCTCCATGGCCGCCACCGCCACCGCCGCCACCTTGGACCTGAACCTTGATGTATCGAACACCGCTAGGTCTATTCCATGTTCCGTTACCGGTAAACACGACCATCCTATAAATTCCAGTAGGAGCAAATTCTAAAGCATTATTTCCAGAATTGGCTGCTAAAACTCTATATGCTCCGCTGAAACCAGTTAAACCAGTTCCGCCTTTTCCGACTGGCAATGTTCCGCTAACAGATGCCTGTGTTACATCAACTGCTCCTGTGCCTAATTCACTAGAAGAAATGGTCGAATTTGAAAGTTTAGCGTTAGTAACAGCATTGGTTGTTAGGTCTGCACCAATGATAGCATCATTGACCAATGCCGCTTGACTTATGTTTTTTAATGATTGGTAATTAAATGGCATCGATTTCTCTCTTAATAAAAACTAGTAACAACAACTAAACCAGGTCTTCCATCTGAACCTCTGTGTCCATGAAAGTGCGCTCCTGCGCCGCCTGTGCCCGGAGAACAGTGCGTTTGGTGATTGTGTGCAAAGTGTCCACCTTGTGGATGGCTGCTCGGTGCACCACCACCCCAGAAGGTATCAGCGTTAGATTGAGCACTATACGCATGGTGACTAAATCCGCCACCTTGGTGTAGATTTAGGTTTCCGCCCGATCCTACACCACTGACTCCACCGCTATGTTGATTTTGTCTATTGGCTCCATGGCCGCCGCCCGCTGAACAATATGGGCCAAAGCCTGCATAGTCTCCGTTGCCGCCAGCGTTGGCATAATATGTGCCACCACCTCCGCCACCAACATATACTGACACAGACGAAATACCTGTAACATCTAGATATCTCTCTGAATAACCACCTGCTCCGCCGCCCTCACCGTGACCACTACCACCACCACCCGCTCCTTGAACTTGCACACGGATGTATCTAACACCGCTAGGTCTATTCCAGGTTCCTGAACCTGTAAATACCTGCATGCCTTGTATACCGTGAGGATTAAACTGTAAATTTGATCCGTCGCTGTAAAGTGCTCGATATGCTCCACCTAACGAAGTAACATTAGTTCCTCCTTTATTAATAGGCATAGTTCCTGTGGTAGTCGAAGATCCTAAATCTACGGCTCCGGATGCTAGTTTACCAGATGTTACGTTTCCGAGTTGTATTTTTGTGCCTGTGACAGCACCATCTGCTATATCAACTGAATCGATAGAGCCGTCAACGATAGCTTGATCTGTTAAGTTTTTTAATGACTGATAATTGAACGGCATTCTTTATTCCTTAGATAGCTTCTAGTAACCAACCTCTTGTTGCATCATAATAGACCATTCTAACACTAGCACCATTGGTGCTGATTGTCATCGAGTCTGCTTGACGCATAATTCTTCCACCGTTGGGGTTAATCGTGCAGTTATTTGTTCCGAATGTCCCACCAACGTCCGTGACTTTGATAAAATCTCCAGCGGATGGACTAGCAGGAAGAGTTAGTGTAACTGCCGCGCTGGTAGTGTTAACCCAATATGATCTATTAGACACTACAGTTTGACTCGAAGTGATATCAACTCGTTGAAAATCACCCACTGTTACCCAAGCACTGCCGTTGTAAATTTCCAACTGTCCTGTCGATTGATTATAAAAGGTAACCCCTGGGTTTACCGCTGTTGGGCGTTCGGCAGTTGTCCCCATGATATTGGCAGACATTGTTGCCTGGATACCTAATGATACTATTCTTCCCATGTTTTTACGCTCCTATTAAGCTGTTGATGTTTCGATACCATACACCACAGCAGAAACGTTAATTGCGCTCGAACGCACCACAATCAATTTACCAGCATCTAATACTAGACCTGTTCTTTCTAGAACACCGTTGGCTGTGATCTGAGCATCATATTCGATGAACTCAGCATTACCCGGTGTTGCAGAAGTTGCCACTGCGATGCGAACCTGTGCTGCTGTTGCGCCTCTGTTACATAAGTTCACAGAAACCACAGCAAACGTGTCTGCCGGCACTGTGTAGACCGTAGTATTTGTTGCTGCTGATAGGTCTGCTGTTCCTAATCTTCCTGTTGCCATTTGTTAATCTCCATTATCTGTTATTTAAAAAGTAGTTCCAAGCTACTGGATATCCTGTTACGCCACCACGGAAATCAAATCTTGCCTTCATCTGGATAGGTGTGTTTGTTGTAGTAGTGATCTGATTATTACTAATATAGATAAAACCAGCTGTTACACTATTTACGTTCAATGACGCACCACCGCCACCAATTTGTGCGGAAATGTAGGCTTTAATTGCTCGTTGTGTAGGAACAACAGAATCTGAATCTGCGGTAAAGAACGGATCTGTAGAGAATTCTGTAATACTTGCAGAAGCTCCACCTAGCGTTACTTCGCCCAGAGTAAGTTCTTGTAGACCTGCGATGTTAAACGCATCAGCGTTCAATGTCGCGATACCAGTGGACTGTTCAATCGTAAACAAGTCGCCAACTCGGAAGTTACCGTCTTGGTC